TATGCATTTTTTACTAAATTGTGATATCTATTATACTTCTTGTATTGCTTTTTGTAAAGTAATAATAAAAATAAATTTCAAACTTAATTAAAGTAATAAAGGTAAGTATATCAGGACTTATGCAAAGTTATGTGGGATATGTTTGTTCTACGAAAGGTGGCATAAGATATGGATATACTTGAAGATTTATATTATGGAAACTTATTCCCTCACGAAAAATGTTCAAGGCTTGACGATGAGGTCAAAGAACTATTGAAACTGCTCAACAGGAATGAAGAAAAGTTTGTGGCAACCCTGACTGAGGTACAGAAAGAAACCTTCGAAAAATACAAGGACTGCAATCGTGAGATTTCTGAAATCAGTGAGCGAGAAATATTCCTGAACGGATTTCGGATGGGTGCAAGAATTATCATTGATGTAGTAAATAATTAAGAAATCGGATAAGCAATCAATGAAATTTGACTGCCTATCCGATTACTTTTTGCAAATTTTACTCAATACAAATTATATTCAATGCTTCTTCCTTGGAAATTTTATCCTCAAGATAATTATCTCTCGCAGTTCTCGCTTTTTCAAGCCAATCGTAATATTCCTCAAAACTTAAAGGCTTTTCCACAGTACCAGGTGTGTTAAGTGTTCTTTCATAACGCTTATACATTTTGCCTCGCTGTGTGTCAAAAGTTTTCAGCACCTCATTT